GACTACGTTATCGTTTCGTATAACTGATTGCCTGTATGCTATAATAGCAGGGCAACAGGAGGATGTTGTCATGTGTGTACAGAGCCAACGGCAGTATTTCGGCGAGCGGCATCACATTGTCGTAACCGACAGAATCGCAGAGCTACTGTCTCGTCTGGGTAGAGATAAGGGCGTCACAGAGGAAGAGTACCTCAAGCGCCTATCGCGTCACCCTAACGAAGACTATTTCATCGCAGAGATTGCCCGTCATTACGGGTGATTGAAAATGTCACGTTTGTCACATTGCATCTCTAACCCCTATTTATTTACATAACAAGATAAAAAAGTGCTTGCAATAGATAAAGTTATCTGTAGATTAGTATCCATAGCTAAATATATGGAGAAGGGTAATGAGTAGCTTTTTTAACTGGTTAGAAAATCGCATCGCTGACTACGAGGTTGCGCGTCAGCGTGGCGTTAAGGCTTACGACACTCGCTTGCAACGTGCGGCGGCTAATCGCAATAAAGGTGCAGAGCCTGTTTTCTCAGAAAAGTCTGGCCGTTTACACGCGCCTTGCGATGGCTATGTCTGGGTTTGGCAGGAGGGCGACAACGAGTTTGAGGCGGCTTACCTTGCAGGCCAGTATTTGCCCTTCCCTAAAGAGCGCGAAAGTGTCGCTCTAGGTGCCTTTGGAGAAGAGACTAAGTTTGTCGTTCCTGCTGATCGTGCTGACAAGTTCATGATGCAGTGGCAAGAGCTACCAGCAGTGACTCGCGAGATCGTTAGCGTCTACGCGTCACGCGCGTTTGACGACAGAGATGGCAAGCCAATGCGCTATGTCACTGTTTCGAACTGCCCGCAGGATATCTGCGAAGCTATCCGCGAAAAGCTGGTAGGCGATCTGATTAGGTTGCAAAAGTACGCTCAAGAGCAACGTGATGCACAACGTGCAGAGCGTGATGCGGCGCATGAGGCTGGCGAGGATGCACCAGAAGGCCGCGTTGTTATCACTGGCACTGTGCTGGCATTTAAGCGTCATGAATCTATGTACGGCGATGTTCTCAAGATGCTAGTGCAGGATGATCGTGGCTTTCGAGTGTGGGGTTCAGTACCTTCTAGCCTTGATGATGCAGAGCGCGAGAGCCGCATTACGTTTACTGCTACGGTGACAGTATCAGACAAAGACGCTAAGTTTGGTTTTTTCAAGCGGCCTACAAAAGCCGCAATCATCACAGAGGCAATAGCCGCATAAGCGGCCTTTTTTGCTGGGGGGGCAAATGAGCAGTAAGTTCGTAGAGCAAATGACACTGACAGAGGTAGCCGCAGAGATGGGCATTTCACGTCAGCGTGTTAAGCAAATCGAGACAGCGGCTTTAGACAAGTTGCGCAATAACGAAAAAGCGAGGGTTTTGTATGAGGGAATTATCGACGGATGCGATGGCGCTAGGCATTATAGCAGTCATCTTGATTTTCACGGCGTTCGGAATAGCAGGGCAAGGTGATTTTGAAGAGGCGCTCCTGATTGAGCAGGAGTATTGCGAAATGGTTGATCTTTGGGGGAAGACAAATGGCAGAGACGGACATCCTGACTGGCGAAAACTTTATTCAGAGGCTTGTACGGGCGACTGACGAGGAGCTAGAAAACTGGGTTATTGCGTTGCAAGCCGCGCAAACAATGGCAAAGCGCCATGAGGAGGACATGGCAGTTTTAACTGATTACAGGGTAGTGCCACTGAAAACCAACAACGAACCGCCCTTAGAAATCGTCCGCTACAGTCCGTAGCACGATGGTGTGAGAAACCCATTGCCCGCCTAGTGCGGGCTTTTTTATACGCGTTTGGTATATGTAGTATAATATGCGCGGGGGAACACTATATGTTGCAGACAGTGACTATAGACTGGCAGCCCGTATTACAGGGCAGTATGCCAAGACACGAAGGCAGTTACCTCGTCGCATTTGACGACGGGGCTGTAGAGACATACCCCATGTCAGACCAAGACATCAAACGCGGAGAAGTGAAAGACGGGCAAACACATGGCCTCTATTGGGCCGAAGGTATACCGTCACCTTTTGACTATGGCGAAGACTAGAGCGCAGAAAATTAGAGCAGTAAATCAAGACGAGCTTAGAGCATATACAGCCGAGCGGAACAGCGTCGAGAAAATCATTGATAACATTGAAGAAATCGAGAAGCTGAACCCTGATGGAAACAAAAATTTCGTTAAGCAATTGAACAAGCTAAAGACTGCGAACGAGCAGCGCATCCGGCTACTGCATAAGTACCTGCCTGACCTTAAAACAGACCTAACAGACCACACCGATTTGCCGCCTATCGTCATAAAGTTAGCCGATGGAACTGACGCGTCCGCAATCTGACATTTTTGTCTCGCCTGAGCGGTTTCGTGTTGTCGTTGCTGGCAGACGTTTCGGCAAAACATTTCTTAGCACGGCAGAGCTACTACATAGGGCATTGCGCAAGCCAAACCAGAACGTATGGTATGTGGCCCCCACCTTTCGAGCGGCTCGCGACATTGCATGGGACATGCTGACTCAGCAGATACCGTACGAGTACGTCGCAAAGACCAATGAGACGATGTTGAGCGTCAACCTCAAAAACGGCAGTACGATTTCGCTTAAAGGTGCGGAAAAGCACGACAATCTTAGAGGACGCTCACTAGACTTTGTTGTACTAGACGAGTTTGCAGACATGCGTAAGGAGGCGTGGTTTGAGGTCATTAGACCTAGCTTATCTGATAGGCAAGGTGGCGCACTGTTCATTGGTACGCCTAAAGGCCGAAACCACTTTTACGATTTATATGGCAAAGGAGTAGATCACGATGACGGATGGCGTGCATATCAATACACCACGATTGAAGGCGGAAATGTTGCACCGTCAGAAATTGAGTCAGCTAAAGCGGACTTGGACGAACGAACATTCCAGCAAGAATACGAAGCCAGATTTGTCAACTACAGCGGAATCATCTACTACGGATTCAAGCGAGAAGAGTCCGTTGCAAGACATACCGACAATATCGATCTTATACACGTAGGCATGGACTTTAACCTAGATCCTATGAGCGCCGTGCTTATGACACGCAAAGGCGACACGCTGCACGTATTCGATGAAATCGTGATGTTTGGGTCGAACACTGACGAGATGGTCGCAGAGCTTCGCGAACGCTACGGAAATGGTACAATAGTGATATATCCTGACCCTGCCTCTCGGCAACGTAAGACGAGCGCAGGGGGTAGGACAGACCTGTCTATATTGCAGAACGCGGGTTTTGAGGTACGCGTCCGAAACTCACATGCGGCAGTAAGAGACAGAATAAACGCGGTAAACAGTCGGCTACTATCCAACGATGGCATCCGGCGTTTATACGTTGACCCTAAGTGCAAGAAGGTGATTGAGTCATTGGAACGCCACACCTATAAAGAGGGTACGAGTCAGCCTGAAAAGGATGGCTTTGACCACATGAACGATGCACTTGGCTATGCGGTGGAGTATCTATTCCCAATTAGAAAGGCGAACGCGCCGCAATCCCCGCAGAGGTGGACGTAAATGTATTACGAAGATATTGAATACCAACACCCCGACTACGAGAACAACATTGCAAGATGGGAGTTCTACGTCAGGAGCTACATGGGGGGACAGGATTACCGTGATGGTCGATATCTGACTGACTACCTCAACGAGGACAAGAACGCCTACGCACGACGGCTAGAGCTTACACCGCTCGACAACCACTGCCGTAACGTCGTACACGTCTACTCGTCATTTCTTTGGCGCTTACCGCCAACGCGCAACTTCCAGCAGATGGAGGGCAGTGCTGACCTAGAGGCGTTCATGAAAGACGCCAATCTTGACGGCCAAAACTTCAACAGCTTTATGCGCGAGGCGCAGATATGGTCGAGCGTTTACGGCCACGTCTGGATCATGCTCGATAAGCCGCAGTCGTCAGCAGGCACAAGGGCAGAAGAGCTAGATCAAGAGATCCGTCCATACGTCACACTGATCACGCCTGAGAACGTCTACGATTGGAAGTACGAGCGTATGCCTAGCGGTCGCCATGAGTTGACCTACATGAAGGTGCGCGAGTCGATTAACCGCATTGACGGCACGACGACAGAAACGTATTTCCGTATCTGGTACAAGGACAGGATTGAGCTAGTCCGATACAACGGTAGCGATGCAAGCACAGTCGAGGTGGTTGATAACCCTATCGGCAAGATACCCGCAGTGCATTTACCGTCTAACCGATCAATCGTGCGTGGCATGGGTGTGAGTGACATATCTGACATCGCCTACATGCAACAGGCCATTTACCAAGAGCTATCAGAGATCGAGCAGTTGATTCGGATCTCTAACCATCCGACGCTCGTTAAGACATACGACACCGACGCAAGTGCAGGTGCTGGCGCTGTCATCAATATCAGCGACGACATGGACGCAGGTTTACGCCCTTACCAGATGCAACCCTCTGGCGCTAACCTAGACGCGATCAGAGCCTCTATCACAGACAAAATCGAGTCGATCAATAGGATGGCTCATATGGGCGCAGTGCGCGGCACAGAGGCAATCACGCAGTCAGGCGTGGCTATGCAGACAGAGTTTCAAATGCTTAATGCCAAGCTTTCAGAGAAAGCCGACATCCTTGAGTTGGCTGAAGAGCAGTTATGGCAGTTGTGGTGTACGTGGCAGGGTCATCCGTTGCACGAGGTCGAAATTGACTACCCTGACAGCTTTGACATCCGCGACTACGACTCAGAGCTTCGATTCCTACAGCAGACGCGAGCCAGCGGCGTTAAGTCAGTCACCTTGCTTCGAGAAATCGACAAGAAGATTGCTGACCTTGTGCTCGATGACAGCGTGCTTGCTCAGTCACACGAGGAGATCGAGACAGCTACAACGGCAGTCGGTGACTTTGCGAAAGAGACGCAAATCTACAAGTACCACATCGACAGCGGAATGGTTACGCCTAACGAAGTGCGTGAGAAGATCGGGCTTGAAGAGATTGCTGGCGGCGACCAGCTAGTAGAGCCGATACAAACGCTGACCAATGGACAGTGACGAGCTACTCAGTAGGCTAAACAGCATTGCCGATCCGCATGAGCGCAGATTGGCACAGGCTATTACTGCACTACAGCGCAGGCTGACAGACGCGCTTGCAGGCTTACCGTTACGTGATGGCGTACTGTTTGACCTAGATGCGGCGCTTGCCCTACGAGCAGAGCTTGACGGCATTGTCCGAGCAGAGTTCCTTGCAGAGATCGACGCAATCATCCGTGAGTACCCGCAGGCAGTAGAACTGACACAAGAGTTTATGGAGCAGTTTGCGGCTTTCCGTGTACCGCAGTCGGTAATTGGTCAGCTTCAGCAGTTTAGCTTTACGGGCCACGAGCAACTGGCAGACGAGTTTGTCGAGGCGCTGTATCAGCAGGTATACAACAACACTGTAGTCGGCACGCCGTTTAGTGCCAGCCTTGCAGAGATGAACAACCTGCTCGACTCAACACTAGCGCGGCACTCCAAGACCATACTGCACGACTCGCTTTTCGAGTTTAGTTCGTCGATACAGCAGGCAGCGGCGGCAGAAGCGGGCATTACTAAGTTTCGCTACGAGGGTGATACGATTGAGACGACGCGACCCTTCTGTCAGCGGCACGTCGGCAACGAGTACACGACAGACGAGATTTATGAGATATGGGATGACTCGTGGCAGGGTAAACGCTCTGGCGATCCATTCCGTGTAAGGGGCGGCTACAACTGCCGCCATTGGTGGGTGCCTGTACCTGAATAGGAGAAACGACATGCCGTACCACAAGAAAGACAAGCGCAAGAAAAAGCGCAAGTCACGCTGATTTGATACAATTAACCCTACTCGAAAGAGGATACGCAACATGAGCGATGAAATCATGGATGACGCGGTAACTGAAGCCGTAGCGGAAACGCCAGAAGTTCAGGATGTAAAGACGTTCACACAGGAGGAACTCGACCGCATAGTGGCCGACCGTGTTGCTCGCACTAAGCGACAATACGACAAGCGACTAGAAGGACTTGATCTCGACAAGGCTAAACAGCTTTTGCAACGTGAGGCAGACGCCGAAGTTGAGAAGCAGAAAGAGCGTGGCGAGTTTGAGGAGATCCTAAAAGCGACCGTCCAAAAGAAAGATCAAGAAATACTTACATACAAGCACCGTCTCGAAAGCCAATTGGTAGACGGGGCGCTATTGACAGCGGCAAGTCGGAACAATGCAGTTTCGGCAGAGCAAGTCAGTCAGTTGCTACGTGGGTCAGTTCGGCTGTCTGAAGACGGCACCGCAGAGGTATACGATGCGAACGGTACGCCACGATACAACGACCAAGGCGAGCCACTGTCGGTGGATCAGCTTGTTGGAGATTTCTTGACCGCAAACCCGCATTTCGTAAAGGCGTCATCTGGTGGCGCTGGTTCACAAGGTGCAGTGGGTGGTGGTTCTACGAATAAGCCCTTAAGTTATTCGGATATGCTCGCAATGGGCGACGAAGGTCAGCGGCTTTATCGCGAGATGAAGTTAGCAGGCAAAATTTAATATCTAACTTACGAGGCTATTTATTATGGCAAACGAAACAACTAGCTCAACCTTGGACGATTTGTTCGCAAATATCATACTCCAAGCTCGTCATACCGCCGTTGAGAACGCACTTGTTCTTGGCTTGGTTACACGTCACGACATCGCTGGTGTTGCTGGCAAAACTATCCAGATCCCTAAGTATCCTGCAATCTCCGCGGCGGCTTTGACTGAAGGCACTGATATGTCAGCGACAGAAGTTGCGACTACTAGCGTCACAGCAACTGTTGCAGAAGTTGGTGCGCAAGTCGTTATGACTGACATGGCGGCATACGGCTCTGGCAACGTAGCGCAGGAGCTTGGCACTGTTCTTGGTAACGCAATCGCTACTAAGATCGACACCGACCTCATCGCGTTGTTTGATGGCTTCTCTACCTCTTTGGGTGGTGCAGGCACAGAAGTCACTGCGGCTGATTTCTTCAAAGCGGCGGCGACTCTGCGTAACGCAAAAGCAGTTGGCACACCTGTGGCAGTGGTACACCCATACCACGCTTACCAGTTGTCAGCTAACCTGACCAACACCTTTGCAAACCCCAACGGCGGCGACCTTCAAAACGAGGCAATGCGTCAGGGCTTTGTAGGTTCAATCGCAGGCATCGACGTATACCAGTCGGCCAACATCACTGTTGACGGCAACGGTGACGCGAAGGGCTGTGTGTTCGTACCAGAGGCAATGGTCATCGCTATGAAGAGCGAGTTCAACCTTGAGACAGAGCGTAATGCTTCACTCCGTGCCTTCGAGCTTAACGCGACTGCCGTTTACGGCGTTGCAGAGCTTGACGACAGCTACGGTGTTGAGATGTTCTTTGACGCTACTCTCTAAGCTCTCACGGGGCTTCGGCCCCGTTTTACTTTGAGGTTTACATGGCAGTTACTTATCGCGGTGAACGGTTCGAGGATTACAACGTGGCAAAGCGCACGCCACGGCATCCGAACAAATCGCACGCGGTATTGGCTCGCTACAAAGGCACGATCAAGCTGATTAGATTTGGCGCTAAAGGCGCGAAGACTTACCCACCACGCGACGGTGAGTCTGCACGCGACAAGGCTATGCGAGCGGCTTGGTATGCAAGACACGAGAAAAACTTACGCAACGCCACGCCCTTAGATGCGGTGTATTGGGCGGCAAAGGTAAAGTGGTGACGACATGGCATTTAGTACCGACAACGATTTAGAGGCGATTGTCCCTGACATCTTTGAACTTGGGATACCAGCGTTTACCGACGAGCACGCCAAAGCGCAGGCTGACGTTGAGCGTGAAATCCGCAATAGATGGTGGCATCGCAAGGGCATTGCTGGCGAGATGGATGCTAGCTATCTGACAGAAGCACAATGGACACGCGCTAGTGCTTACCTTGTGTTGTGGAAGTACGCGTTACCGCAGCTAACTAACTGGGTAGACGACGACCGCTTTTTGCAAATGATCGACTTCTACAAGGCACGTTATGGCGAGGAGCTTGACGCTGTATTCCAAGACGGCGTGGAGTACGACGCAAACGACGACGGGTCTGTATCCAACAAAGAGAAAGAGCCAATCGCTCTGAACCGTCTTGACCGATGATTACAGTTAGCATCGACACGAAGCCCCGTGATCTGCGCAAAATAGTGCAGAAGCTAGGGCGCACGTTTACACAGAACCACAAGCGAGCAATGCGCAAAGCGGCAGCAGAAGGCTTAAACCGCATACAGAAGCGCACGAGTCTAGGCTTAGACATACACGAGCAACCGTTTCGTCCGTACTCAGAAGCCTATAAAGGGTTTCGTAAAAGCAAGGGCAGACAGGTCGATAAGGTTAAGCTTATATTCACAGGTCGTATGCGTAAGTCGATGCAGTCAGGCTTGCGTGGTCAAGACGGCTTGATTTACTTCGACAGCAGAGCAGAGTCAAACAAAGCGGCGCTCAACAATCGCAGTCGTCCGTTCTTTGGCCTAAACAGGGGCGATACCCGCGCTATACGTGATGCGTACTTTAAGGGGCTTAAGTTATGAGCGTGAGAGAGAACATCGCAAAGAACCTAGTGACGACCCTGCAAGCGATCACGACACCTAAAGTTAAGAAGGTGACGCGCGAGCCTTTTGACTTCGACAAGCTGTCAAACGCACAGTTTCCGGCTATCTTAGTACGCACAGCTAACGAGACGCGAGAAGACGCGAGCCTCGGCGGTAGCATGACAAGCAGGCACGGCACGATCGACTACGAGCTTGTTTGCTTTGTTAAGCACAAGAACATTGACACAGCCCGCAACCAGATTGCAGAGGCTATTGATGAAAAGCTCGACGAGGATCGAACGCGTGGAGGTCACGCAGTAGACACGCAGGTTATCAGCGTTGAGGTGGATGATGGTACAATAGACCCCATTGGCGGCGTTATCGTTACCGTTCAGATTCTTTACTCATATACACGCGGTGACGCGTAAGGGAGAAAACACATGGCTACACATAAAGGCTCAAGCGGTGTCGTTAAGATTGCTGCTAACGGCGGCTCAGTTGCGGCAGTCGGCGAGGTTCGATCATTCTCGATCGACGAGACTGCGGACACAATCGAAGACACTGTGATGGGCGACACTGTTAAGTCGTACCTTGGCAGCCTTACAGACGCGACGTTGACTATCGACGCGTTGTGGGATGACTCAGACGCACAGCAGTTGATCCTCGATACTGCCGTAGATATTGATTGGGAGATCCACCCAACAGGCACCGGCACAGGCGAAAAGTATTACTCAGGCGGCGGCTTGGTAACTGCTAAGACAGTCTCAGCGTCTTATGACGGCCTAGTCGAGGCGTCTTTCAGTATCCAGTGTTCGGGCGCGATCACAGAAGCGACTAACTAATGGGTCTCGCTAAAGAATTACGAGCACGCCGAAAGGGGTCGCGTCGTAAAATTAGCGTTGCAGAATGGGGGGACGGTGACGGCGATTTCGTTTTGTACTGTCGGCCTCTGACCTGCTATGACCTTAACGAGTTGCAGAAGCGACACCCTCAAGTGATGCAGAACCCAAGCATCTCCGCGATGGTTGATCTGATTCTGATGAAGGCTGAGAGCAAAGACGGTGACAAGCTGTTTACCTCGGCTGAGGATCGCATCGACTTGATGGGCGAAGAGACAACCGTGGTTTCGCATATCGCTAATGAGATGTTCGGAACTATAGATCCGTTCGAGGATGTCGAAAAAAACTGAGGGCCGATCAGTCTCGGATTAATCTAATTGCCTTGGCTGATCGGTTACACAAGACGATTGAAGAAGTAGAGCAAATATCGGTTACTGAGTTTCATGAGTGGCTCGCTTACTTCAAAATCATGAGCGAGTCGAAAGATGGCAACTGAGTCCGTTAGCATTATCATCAAGGCGTTTGACCAAACGCAAAAAGCTTTGCGGTCAATACAAGCCGCATTCGGCAAACTCGCCAAAGTATTCTTTAACTTTAAGACTGCGCTAGTCGGTGCTGTAGGCGCTGGCGGTCTTGGCCTGCTTATATCTAACTCCTTGAAGGCTACTGATGCCCTCGCTAAAACGGCATCTAAAATAGGGACGACGACCGAAGCATTAAGTGCCTTACAGTATGTTGGCGATTTAACAGGCGTCGAAATCAATACAATGAACATGGCGCTACAGCGATTCACTCGTAGAGCGTCAGAGGCGGCTGTTGGTACAGGTGAAGCAAAAGACGCATTACGTGAATTAAACGTAGATGCGCGTGAGCTTATAAAGCTACCACTAGACCAGCAAATGTTAGTTTTGGCTGACGCATTTCAAGAGGCGGAACAGAAAGGCATAAATCCACTTAGGTTGGCTTTTAAGCTATTTGATTCTGAAGGCTCCGCGTTAGTAAACATGCTTACGCAGGGCCGCGAAGGATTGTCTGAAATGCTCGGCGAAGCAAAAACACTCGGGCTTGTGATGTCAGCAGACGCGGCCAAAGGTGTTGAAAATGCTAACGATGCACTAACGCGCTTTTTTGCAGTATCTAAAGGCTTAGTCGCACAGTTTACAGCCGCACTTGCACCAGCAATCAAATTTGCCGCAGACGAACTAACCAACTTCTCTAGTCAGTTATTTGCTTCAGAAGGTGGCGTAAGAGAGTTTGCTGTTAACGCGGCGGCTAACTTCATTGAGTTTATTGCCGCGACTATCCACAACTTTGAGCGTTTTGCTAAGGCGGCACGACTAGCATTCAATGCTGTTATCACAGCCGCTAATTTTGTCATGCCAGTGTTTGACGTTATCGGCGCCGCTTTTGATGTCTTGATTAACGGCATCAAGCGCAAACTAAACGTCCTAGTGCAAGGCACTAAGCTGATAGACACAGCACTGCAAAAGCTGGGCTTTGCCGAGGTTTTTAACTTCGAGGCTTTCGATTTAGAGCCAATCGAATTTACGCGTACACAGCTAGAGAAAATCGGCGAGATAGACTTTAGTAGTACATACAACGGATTGCGCCTCGTTGCAGGTGTTGTTAGAGAAACTGCTAATGACGCAACGGCTACAGGCGAGGCACTATCTAACATTACTGTGCCAACAGCACTTGAGACATTTATAGAAAACCTCAAGCGCACAAGAGACTTGGCTGGTGACTTAACGCCACAACTCGAAAATCTAGCTGACCAAGCAATTACAGGTTTGGGGCAGTCATTCACTGACGCAATTACCGGCGCGAAAAACTTTGCAGACGCTATCAAGTCTATGGCTAAAAGCGTCATCGACAGCCTGATTCGCATACTTGTTCAAAAGTACCTCGTCGATGCAGCGTTCAACGCAATTACCGGCGGAGGTGGCGGCGGCGGCACTACAACGTCAGGCGGCGGAGGTGGTGGCCTGCCTCAGTTCGCAAATGGAGGCGTAGCAACTGGTGGGCGACCTGCCATTGTAGGTGAGAAGGGACCAGAACTATTCATCCCTAGCACTACAGGCCGCGTTGTGCCTAATGACCAGCTTGGCGGCGGTGGTGTTACCGTTGTCCAGCACATCAATGTCACTACAGGCGTACAGCAAACCGTACGGGCAGAGATTGCTAATTTACTGCCGCAAATTAGTAATGCCGCAAAGTCAGCCGTGGCAGATGCTAGAATGAGAGGCGGCGGCTTTAGTAAGGCAATGGTGGGTGCATAATGGCAGCGTTTCCTAACATCGGTTTTACCTCAATGACCATGCGCCTGCGTTCGGCTACGTCGATCAGCACGTCACCTTTTACCTTTGACCAGCAGGTTCATCAGCATCAAGGCGTAAGGTGGGAGGCCGAAGTGACTTTGCCACCCCTAAAGCGAGCGGACGCTAAACAGGTCGAGGCGTTTTTTGCGTCATTAAGAGGTCAAGGCAGCACGTTTACAATGGGCAACCCTTTGCACAACACCACTGCGACAGGAACCGGCACAGGCGCTGTAAACGCTACTACGATCACCGGATCATTTACCGGCGCTGTAGCAGGCGATTATTTTGAAATAAACAGTCAGCTTTACATTATTACTGAAGTAAATAGTTCATCGTCGATTGATATCATGCCACCGCTCAGGACAGCGGCCTCTAGTGCTGCACTCGACTTTACACTGCCTAAAGGAACGTGGCGGCTTGCCTCTAATGAAATCGGATGGAGTATCAATCAGGCTAGTCTGTACGGTTTCACTTTTGCTTGCGTTGAGGCTATATGAGCAGGTCATTGACATCGGCGATGCAAACGGCAGTTACCGCCGACTTAGTTCGCCCAATAGTCCTCGTCCAATGTGCGTTCGACAGCGGGAATCTGAACCTCTGGAACGGCATTGGCAACCTCACAGTTGATAGCGTTGATTACGTGGGCGCAGGCACGTTACTTCAAATCACTCAGGTAGCAGAGAGCGCAGAGTTGTCAGCAAACGGCATTACGGTTCTGCTGTCAGGCGTCACTGATCCACTGATCTCAAAAGCGCGCGATGAAGACTACCAAGGGCGCGAACTCAAAGTATTGCTAGGCGCAATGGATGCGTCGAACGGCGTCGTCTCTGATCCTGTCATCGTGTTCAGTGGCTTTATGGATACTATGGTTTTAAACGACGGCGGCGACACAGCAACGATCGCTGTCACCGTTGAAAACCGGCTTATTGAATTTGAAAGATCACGCGTAAGACGCTACACCGCTGAAGACCAGAAGATTGATTACCCTAACGACAAAGGACTGGAATTTGTTGCAGAGATAGCAGAGAAAGAAATTGTTTGGGGTCGCTCTAACGTCTCTGTTGCTGCTGGTTCTGACGGCGGTCCTGCGCAACCTAACCCGTCTGACATACCATAAGGAGCTTTCGCATGAAATTTGCTCTAGAAAATTTGGCTAAAGTACGACGTGAAATCGAGCCACTGCTTGAAGAGCATTGGAAAGAGATCGCGCTGAACAAAGATAAGATCGCACTTAATCCTGACTGGCGCGCTTATGCTGACTTAGATTCGATCAATGCATTACGAATCTACACAGCCCGCAAAGACGAGAAGCTGATGGGTTACTTTGTCGTTATCGTCAGTAGGTCTTTGCACTACAGAGACCACTTGTTTGCCAATAACGACGTTATCTTTTTGACTAAAGGCGCTCGCAAAGGACTAACGGGCGTAAAGTTAATCAAGTTTGCGATTGAGTCTTTGGCGAAAGAAGGCATTACGAAACTACACGTTAACACGAAAGCGCATCAGCCATTCGACGCTATTCTTGAGCGTCTTGGATTCGAAGAAATAGAGCGCGTGCACTCTCTTATGCTGAGGTAAAACATGGCTATCAGTGCTGTTGCGGGGCTAGTCGGCGTCGCTGCAAAAATGATCGCAGCTGGTAAGTTTCTTATAGGCTGGAAAGCTGCGTTAGGTGCTTTCGCCTTGGGTGCTGGCCTATCTGCCGTTTCGCGCGCATTAGCACCTAAGCCTGACTTGGGCGCACGATTACAGGGCATAACACAAACATCGCGTGACCCTGCCAGTTCTCGTAAGCTGATTTATGGACAAATCCGTGTCGGTGGGCAAGTTGTGTTTATCGGTCATTCTGGCGACGACAACACATATTTGCATCTCGTCATCGTGTTTGCGTCACATGAAATCGAATCATTTGAAGAGTTTTTTTTCAACGATAAACCTGTCTATGCGTCTGGTGCAGTGCTTTCTGATTGGACTAACGTAGTGACGGTCACAACCTTCGACGGCTCACAGACAACAGCAGACAGCACGCTCGTCAGCCAGTTCGTGCAGTGGACCAACAATCACGTTTTAAACGACATGGCCTACGCTCACTTCAAGCTGAAGTGGGATCAGAACAAGTTTCCGCAAGGCGTTCCAAACATCACTGCTATTCTGAAGGGTAAAAAGATATACGACCCTAGAGACAGTGGGCAAAGTGCGACTGACTCAAGCACATGGACGTACTCACAAAACCCAGCGTTATGCGTGCGTGATTACTTAGTCAATGAAAAGTACGGCCTTGGCGAGCCTCATGGGTCGATTGACACTACCGCGTTGACAGCCGCAGCGAACGCGTGCGACGAAGACGTGTCGCTACAGGGTGGGGGTACACAAGACCGATATCGCTGTAATGGATTGATTGACACGGCCAATCAGATCAAAGGCAATATTGAGCAGATTTTAGCGGCTATGGGCGGCAGATTGACCTACTCAGGTGGTAAGTATTTCATCGACGCTGCAGGCTATAAGACGCCCACCTTTACGTTCACAGAGGCGGACTGTGTTTCTGAAATTCAAACGCAGACCAAACAGTCGCGCAGGAGCGTCTATAACGGTGTCAAGGGAATCTTTGTTTCCGAAGAAAAGGAATACAAGGTTCTCGATTATCCAGCGCAGATTAGCTCTACATACGAGGCAGAGGACGGCGACCCAATATATTTAGATATGCCTTTGCCTTTCGTCACTAACAGCGTGCAGGCGCAACGGCTCGCAAAGATCGCGCTTTTAAAATCCCGTCAACAAGTCGCACTGACAATGGCCGTGAACCTTAAGGGCTTGCAGGTCAAAGTTGGCGACACGATCAAAGTAACCAATGACCGACTTGGCTACAGCGAGAAAATTTTTGAAGTAATCGACTATACGCTGACAATAACTGACGGCAGTTTGTCTGTCAGTTTAGAGCTAATCGAAACAGCATCGGCTATCTACGACTGGACGACTAGCGACGAACAGGACTTTTTGAGCGGTGGAGTGCTCGATTTATACGACGGGCGCACCGTCGATAACGTCACTAGCTTGGCAAAAAACGAAATTGGCTTGCTCGGTCCTGATGGCTCTAGCACGACGACGACAGAGCTAACATGGACCGCGCCGGACGATGCTTTCGTTGATTTCTATAAAGTGCGTTACAACGTCAACGGGACGACAAACTATTTCCACGCTGAGACAAAGGAAACGCGTATTTTGTTGTCTGGGTTGGATGTCACGTCTAACTATGACTTCCGCGTTCAGGTGCAGAACTTATTAGGCGTCACAAGCACCGGCACGACATTATTAAATCAGTCGTTCTCGGGTGATACCACAGCGCCAAGCCCCGTGACCGGCGTAACTTTCACGCGCGGCCTTAAGAACATCACGCTCGAATGGACTAACCCGACTGACGCTGATCTTGCCTACGTGCAGATATATATATCAAGTACAGTAACCAAGCCTTCTTCGCCCTCTGCACAAGTGCGCGGCACCGAGTATGTCTATCCAGCGCAATCAAGCGAAGGCAAAGGTACTACTAAGTATTTTTGGCTTGAGGCCGTAGACTTCTCGGGCAATGTGTCTACGACTGTCGGACCAGAAAACGAAATAATCCAGCTTCCGAAATCCGAAGAAATAGACGGTGATGTTTCAGAAATCGTGAGCGTCGGTATCGTCAACTTCCCTGCACACACGGTGGGATCGAGTGCGTCTACCTTTGGGACTTTCACCGTACCTGCTTCTGAGGACGGCGTGAAGAAGTACGGCAATTTAAGCGGCAATCTCAAGTTTACGACAAACGCTGACGTAGACACATGCATTTTAAATATAGACGTGCAACGGGTAAGCAAAGGCGTAACAAGCGGGACTGAGATCGGCGCTATCGTCGCCAATGGGACGGTGACTCAATACTATTACTATGTAGAAGTAAGCGGGAATCATGCCAAAGAAATAGACGGCTACGGCGGCATTGCTACGAGTCAGACAAGCCCAAGCACGATTGAGAAACCATTGTCGGTTGAGTACAAGTCATCGACGGATCGAACGCGCGTTGTCTACACAAGCCTGAGCCAGACAATTACGACAGGGACTTTGTACTACAATCCTGACAGATGGACATCGGCAGGTAGCTTTTTAAGTGACGCGGCTGGCCCTTATCGTCCAATGATCGCAGGCAGTTTAGGAGGCAGTACCACATCGACGATGCCTTTAAATTTGCCATTGGCAAAAAGCGATGATGACGAAGACTACAGGGTGCGCGTGAATACGATTTTCAAGTCTAACGGCATCATTGGTATTAACCAGTTAACAGCACAAGTGATATTGGCGGCGTAAACAGATGAGCATCATTGCAGGTTATACACGATCAACGGATGATGAAAACGTAACGATTGGCACCTATGAAAGTGTCGGCGCGGCAGAAACAGCGATTGCCGATGACACCTCATCTGGCGTTGCCACTTATTGGCTGGCTTCATTTATAAACCCTGACACTAACACCCCCGACATTCTTGCGTATATCGACCCCTAGCTGATGATATAATTGGACACAGCGGAGGCATCCATGACCATAAATCTCGTACAGGGCGATACCGGCCCGCAAATTAAGGCGACGTTGACGCGCGCAGACACGGGCAGTGCAGAAGACCTTACCGGCGCAACTATTAAGCTGCACTTTAAAAAGCGACGCACCACGACGGTGCTCTTCTCGCTCGATAATGTGGCAGGCGATGACGACCTAGACGATGGCATTGCTCTTTTCAACTTTAGTGGCACTCAATTAGACATAGATGAAGGCTACTACACTGGTGAAATCGAAGTCGTGTTTGCCTCTGGCAAGCGTGAAACTGTTTTTGATGAACTGGAGTTTTTTCTGCGGGCTGATTACGCATGATGAATGTAAAGGCGGTTGGTAGGAGTCTTATTGCTGCGATCAGCAACACCGCGCTTGTTGCAAAAATCACGATTGATGAGTTCATCAAGTTCATCAACACGACTGACACGGTAGCTCTGTCAGACAGCGGCGATCTGATTAAGACCGATTACTGTGACATGAGCTACTTCGATGCTGACTATGTTGGCACGATCGACACGTTCTGAGGACTGATATGCTGGATACACTTAAAGTTAAAGGCGTTGCAGAGCTAACCCTGCTAGACAGTGAGGGCAAAGCTAAGCAGTCAGTCACCACAAGCAACCTTGTCGTTGATACAGGTTTGAACTTCATCGTTGACCGCATGAAAGACGACGAGACGGTCATGACGCACATGGGTGTGGGTACAGGCACCACGGCACCGGTAGCCGGTAACACGACGCTAGAAACACAGCTTGGCGGCAGAGAGCTAATTGAGACCTCTACCGTCACAGACAACAGCATTCTCTATCGAGCGGTATTCGAGGCTGGCGACTCCACTGGTCAGCTTACCGAGGCGGCGATATTCAACGCATCGACAGGCGGCACTATGCTTTGTCGCGTGACTTTCACCGCAATCGACAAACAAGCAAATGATTCACTAGCGATTAAGTGGACGATATCGCTCTCGGCATCTTGAGGTAATTATGGCTACTATCACAACACGCTCAGGCAAAGGCTCACCGTTAACTAACAACGAAGTCGATAGCAACTTTACTAACCTCAACACGGATAAGGTCGAGAAGTCTGGCGACAGCATCACCGGCAACCTGTCATTTGCTGACAACGCTAAGGCGGTCTTCGGTGCTGGTAACGACCTACAGATTTACCATGATGGGTCTAACAGCTATATCGAAGACGCAGGTGGCGGCAACTTGCGTATCCGTAGTAATGGCGGAACTGGCGTCATTATCGACGATGGAACCTTTACCTTGGCGACCTTCGACGCATCGTCAAACAACGTCAAGCTGTATCACAACAGCAATCAAAAACTGGAGACAACTTCGTCAGGCATCGACGTAACTGGCGAGGTTAGTGCTGATTTACTCAAGATTAACAGCGGCACATCAAACGAGGTCGCTAGATTTACAAGCACCGACGCAAGCACATCTATTCAGTTGATTGATAGTGGCGGCAACGGCTATCTCCAACTGACAAACGGCTTGCTTTACTACAAGAGCAACGACAACGGCTCTGGTAGTAGCGGACATCGCTTCTATAACAACGGCAGTGAGGTTGCTCGCCTTGATTCATCGGGCCGGCTAGGTCTGGGGACTAGCTCGCCTTCCGCACGTCTTCATGTAGATAGCCCCAATTTTAACGATCACTTGACTATAACTCGTAGCGGAAGCGGTGTTTCTCATACGCAAAGTGGAAGCGTAGCTAGTATTTCGGCGGTAGGTTCTACTAACAAGTACCAACTTTTTGGTTCTACTCTTGTACTTGATACGGCAAATACACGCGCAGGCATCGGGACTAGCTCACCTACAGCAACCTTAGACGTAGACGGCTCTATCAAGCTAGACGGTAATTATCCTACGGGTACTGGAAACGTAGCATTGGGTAGTTCGGCATTAGAAGACCTAACTACCGGAAACAACAACACCGCAATTGGATCAGCCGCGTTAGCCAACCTCACGACAGGCAGTAATAACGTTGCCCTTGGTTATCACACACTTTTAGCAAACACGACTGCCAGCTATAACACCGCAATAGGGCGTCGAGCACTTCGAAACAATACAGATGGCTCAAGCAATGTTGGAGTTGGATATGAAAACCTTTACGCCACGACAACCGGCTCTAACCTCACCGGTATTGGCTACCAAGCACTTTATTCAAATACAACTGGTAGTAGAAACGTAGCGTTAGGTGCGAACGCCCTTAAACAGAACACAACAGGTCAGTACAATTCCGCTGTTGGATATGCCGCGCTCAACAAAAATACGACGGCAAGTCACAACATCGCAATTGGTAATGAATCACTACTTGATAACACGACAGGTCAGTTCAACGTTGCGATAGGTAACTACTCTTTGTTCGATAACACGACTGCGGCATATAACATCGCAATCGGCTATGCGGCGTCGTACAAAAACACAACAGGCGCGCAGAACGTCGCGATTGGTAAGGATGCGTCTCGCCTAAATGAAACAGGCACAAGTAACGTCGCAGTTGGTTATCAAGCATTAGAAAACAATACCGGATCAAGCCATGTTGCTATTGGTCATAACGCTCTGACAGCAAACACAACCGGATACGGTAATGTCGCTGTGGGCAAAAGTGCGCTCGACGCAAACACCACCGCAAACTACAACGTGGCAATGGGCTTGGATGCGCTGTCAGCCGCGACCACAGGCGGAGAAAGTGTTGCGATTGGCGCTAGTGCGTTGCTGAATGCAACAACATCAATTGGCAACGTGGCTATCGGTTATCGTGCAGGAAGGGATTCAACGGCTTCTCACAACGTCGCTATCGGTAAGCAGGCGATGCAAAACGCCACTGTCGGCACGCAGAACGTAGCCGTTGGTGCCTTTGCTTTAGACGCTGTAAACACAGGCTCGTATCAGGTTGCTTTGGGTTACGGCACGTTAAGCGCAAACACGTCAGGTAATCAGAATACGGCACTGGGCTACTCTGCCCTAAACCTAAACACGACCGGCATACGCAACACAGCAGTGGGCTACGGTGCGGCAGATGCAAATACAACATCGTCTAACATCACGGCAGTTGGTTGGAATGCGGCAGGAAACGCTACTGTCACTGCAACGGCTGTAGGCTCTGAGGCATTAGCGGCATTAACGACTGGTGCAGATAACGTCGCTGTTGGTAGATCTGCCATGAAGGCAGCAACTACTGGTAGCTACAACTCAGTGCTTGGTAATTATGCTCTGGATGCGCTGACTACGGGCAATGACAACACTGCAATCGGTGTTTCTGCATTAGGGGCGGCGACAACATCTAGTAGCAACGTTGCAGTTGGTAAACAGGCTTTAACTTCTGTTACTACTGCCGGAAGCAACGTAGCAGTTGGTACGTCAGCATTGGCTACTACTACGACAAACGGTGCGAACGTTGCAGTAGGACGACAAGCACTTTATGCGAATACAGCCGCAGATAATACAGCAGTTGGCTACCAAGCGCTTTATGCAAACACTTCTGGTACGAGCAACGTTGCAGTAGGTAAAGCCACATTAGATGGAAATACGACGGGTAGTTACAACACTGCCTTGGGAAGCATTGCTCTAGGCGCTAACACTACCGGTACAAACAATGTTGCAGTTGGCTATCAAGCATTCCAATCATCAACTATAGCATCACAAAGTATAGCAATAGGTAACAACGCTGGTCGCTATACAACTACTGGTGGATCTAACGTCTACATTGGGTATGACGCTGGTCAGGCGGGCACAGAAGCCGCAAACAACGTAGCAATTGGCCGTGGCGCACTTCGCTCTAACCAGCTTGCACAGCGTAACGTAGCCGTTGGCTATAACGCCATGTATTCTGTTGCGCCCACTACTGTCAACCACATGTACCAGACGGCAATTGGCTATAACGCTGGTTACGCTATCACGACAGGGACAAACAACACAGTTGTTGGTGGCCTTGCCCTTGATGCGTTGACTACCGGTGATGGCAACGTAGCGGTTGGCTATAGTGCACTTAGTGGCGTAACAACCTCTGATAACAACACGGCAGTTGGTAAGAATGCGGCCATTACTAAAACTGCGGGTGATCGCGGAATCTACATTGGAATTGCGGCAGGTAGAACCGACAACGGTGACGACAACATCGCTATCGGCGAAGAGACCATGCGGTCTAACAGCAGTGGCGCTGGTCGTAATATCGCTATGGGTCACGATGCTCTATACAACCTTGATACCACTGGCTCGACATACAACATCGCTATTGGTTACCACGCTGGTCGCTCAATAACTGCGGGGGCTAATAACACAATTGTTGGTAGCCTTGCGGGTGATTCTTTAACTACTGGCTCGCAAAACTCACTTTTCGGCTATAACGCTGGCGATGCTTTGACCACCGGAGGAAGCAACACGGCTTTGGGTTTTGCCGCTGGTGACGCGATCACTACTGGCTCGAATAACGTATGTGTCGGTGATGCGGCAGGTGGCTCAGCAACAACGGCTGACAACAGCACTTTCGTCGGTCAGTACGCTGGAGGCCAAATAACCACCGGATATGGCAACACGATCCTTGGTCGCTTCAATGGTAACCAAGGCAATCTAGACATCCGCACCGCTAACAACCATATCGTTCTGTCAGACGGTGCCGGTAACCCACGGGTTGTTGTTGATAGCTCTGGTAATACTGGTATCGGCACTAGCAGTCCGTCTACTAGACTACATACTGACGTAACAGGCGGCGATAATGAGTTACGTGTAGCCACTACAACATCAGGTGATCCTTCTATTTCACTTTATGCAGCTGGTGCAGGAGCGCATGAAATTGCGTTTGATAGGTCAGATTTAGCTCTTACGTTTACTACCGTTGGTTCTAGTGAGCGTATGCGCGTCGATTCGTCGGGCCGACTTCTTGTGGGTAAAACCGCATCAGGCGGTAACACTGCGGGCTTTGAGGTTCGCTCTGATGGCGACACGCTTATATCAAGAGACGGCAATCGTGCATTGTTCCTGAATCGTAAAACTTCTGACGGTAACATCCTCGATTTTGCTAAGGATGGGACTACTGTTGCTAAAGCTGGATGTGAAAGTGGTCGTTTTTACATTCGCGGCTTCCACGGAAGCGGTGCAGGATTACGTTTCGATGATGCTTCAATCCGTCCATCTACTGCTACTGGCACAAGCTCAGATAACACAACTGCTCTAGGCGCTTCTAATGCTCGTTACACAGACCTACACCTTTCAGGCACTGCCAACGCAGGCATCCTCAATCTGAAGGACGGAAATAGCAACGGGCAAATCAACGCTACAAACACAAACGGCAAACTCTACTACAACGTACACGATGTCCACATTTGGCAACGTCAAGGTAGTGAGAAAATGCAACTGTCGGCTTTTGGTAATCTCTTGCTAGGGACTACTAGCACATCTGTTGGCGGTGTTGGCGCAAGACTCATGTCAAACGGTCAAGCTCGCTTCACAGTAGATGGCAACACAGCGTTATTTTTGAATAGAAACATCTCAAACGGCGTTATTCAAGAGTTTCGTCAAGCGAACGCCACTGTCGGAACTATTTCTGTTACTGGATCTGCGACTGCCTACAACACCTCATCTGATGAACGCCTCAAGGAAAACATTGCCGATGCAGACGATGCCGGTGCCGTTGTAGATGCGATCCAAGTACGCAAGTTTGACTGGAAGGCTGATGGGTCACACCAGAAGTACGGCATGGTTGCACAGGAGCTACAGACTGTTGCACCCGAAGCGGTAACCGAAGGCGAGACAGAAGACGACATGATGGGCGTAGACTACTCAAAGTTAGTCCCAATGCTTGTAAAAGAAATTCAATCACTACGTGCGCGAGTCGCACAACTTGAAGGAGAAAACTAATGACTGAAGAAGCACGTACCGCTGAAGAGCGAACACAGGACTTCACTGCTATGGGACACAGCGTTGACCTAATTAACGACATCGTGGCAGGCAATCAAGACGACGACATGGAAGCTGACGAGCGGCAGGATACTGTTGACCGCAACGTGGCGCACCTTGAAATCATGGTTGCAAAAACAGATTGGGACGGCGAAGACATGACTAGTGCCAACGCCGCAATTACATCAGGACAAGGCTACACGGCCTAAAGGAGCAAGACGTGGCTACATGGACCATCGCAAACCTAGAGCGTAACGTGTCAGACGGCGGCGTAACTGTTGCTCACTGGCGCGTTACTGAAGAAGAAACAGTTGGTACAGGTGACGACGCAGTCACTTATACCGCATCAGCTTATGGCACTTGTGGGTTTACACCAGACCCTAGTGCTGACGGATTCATCGCATACGACGACCTCACAGAGGCGACTGTATTGGGATGGGTACACGCTGACGTTGATCAGACGGCAACAGAGGCGGCTTTAACGGCAGACATTGCAGCGCAGAAGACACCTGTGACGGCAGACGGTATGCCTTGGTAATAAACCGACAACAAGGAGGAAGTGATGGGAAAAAATGAAAAGACCCCAATCACCGTGAACGACAACGAGTATTTCGTTGAAGATTTAACTGATGAACAGCAGGCGATGGTCAATCACGTCAGTGACTTAGACCGCAAGCTAGCAAGTATGCGATTTAATCTTGACCAGCTAGTCGTTGGTCGTGAGGCATTCGTAAATTTACTAGCGCAATCACTTGAAACTGAGGAAGACTCCGAGTCTGAGTAACCTCGGTCAGTGGTAAAATAAGCCTGTCTGATTCGCTCTGACGGGCTTTTTTTATGATTGATCCAGTGACAGCCGCCGCAGCCGCCGCAAAAGCCTACGGTATGATTCAAGGCATGGTGCAGGCTGGCAAGTCAGTCGAGGACACGATGGGGCAAATTGCGACGTGGTACGGCCATGCCGCCGATGTCATGTATGCTGACCAGAAGGCGCGTAATCCCAACCCCTTCAAAAAGATTGTATTTAGTAAGAGCGTCGAGCAAGAGGCGATAAAGGCGTTTGCCGCCAAGAAGAGATGCCAAGAGCAACAGCGCGAGATCATGCTGATGATTCGCTACGCCTATGGCGATGATGGCTTGCAAGAGTTTAGAGCCATGAAAGAAAAAATCGTAAGGGAGCGAAAGCGCACCGTATACCGTCAGCAAGAGCTTAGGACAAACCTGCTAGGGCTTTGCATAATTATTGTTGGTATAATGGTACTAATCTTTTTGTTGTCACTGATTTTTTCGCGGGGTGAAGTTTTGTCATGAATATCGCAGAGGAGGCGCTCAATAAAATAGCCCATCACGAACAGCTATGCGAGGAGCGTCTCAGGCGATTAGATGAAAAGATTGACGCGGCTCATAAGGACATAGCGACCAATCGCACTGCAGTCTTTGCTCTTTATCCTTTCATTTTTGGCGCTGTAGTTTTAGCTGACTGGCTCAAGTAATGTATCAATTCCATAACGAGCGACCTTCACCCGAGTTTTACCTAGATGTTTCTCGAAGTGCAATTCCCAACGCGCTTAGCATTCACAAGTTCGGCGCAAACTTCGACATCGACCAAAATACAGATCCCGAAAGCGTTTGGACCGGCAGCGGGCTTTACCCTTGGTCGTCACTTTCTAGCGCCCAAACGATCTACTGTATTAGCACAAGTGCCAGTGACACGGCGACCCTTACGATTGAGGGTCTCGATGCTAATTATGACCAGCAGACAGAGACCGTAACTTTAACCGGCACGACAGCCGTGACAACCAGCAACACTTTCATTCGCGTGTTTCGCATGACTTACGAAGACGGTGCAAACGTAGGTGACATCACAGCACGCGTTACAAGCGGCACAGGGACCGTTGTGGCGAAGATAGACGCAGGGTATGCACAGACCTTGATGGCGGTCTACACGATCCCTGCGGGCTTTACAGGCTATATGGTGGCCTTAGACGCAACCATTGACGGCACAAAGACTTGTCAGGTGGTTATGTATCATCGTTTGACCGGCAAGCCGTTCCGTATTGCGCACGTTGCTGAGTCAACTGGTCATTATCGTTATGACTTCAGAGTGCCACTGAAGTTGCCAGAAAAAACAGACATCGACATTCGCATTGATCAGGTCAGTAGTAATGATGCGCGAGTCACCGCAAACTTTGACATTATCTTGCTCAAGGATTAACTATGTGGCAGACATTGATTGGACCAGTGGTCAATCTAGTAGGGGGACACCTTGAAAGAAAAGCTGAAGAAAAGCGCGCAGTACATGAGCGCAAAATTGAGTCAATTAGGCAGGACGCGAATTGGGAGAATATTCACGCTAACAATGCAAATAATAGTTGGCGCGATGAGTTTTTTACTGTGCTGTTTAGCATTCCTCTTGTTATGTGTTTCGTACCTCCTTTGGTGCCTTATGTTCGAGACGGGTTCCAAGTTCTGGCAACCATGCCTGACTACTATCGAGCAATGTTGGCAGCACTTGTCGCGAGCAGCGTCGGAGTTCGTGGGCTTACTAAGTGGAAAGGCAAATGACCTATAAGCACTTTTCCGAGTCAGAATTTCGCTGTAGAGAATCTGGGGAGCTATCAATGGATAGCTCGTTTTTATTCATGCTTGACGAACTACGCGAGCGATGCGGCTTTCCCTTTAAAATCACAAGTGGTTATAGGTCAGTAAATCACACAGCCGAGCGCAATAAGCCTGTCGGAAAAAAAGGCACGCATACGCAGGGTATTGCCGCCGACATCGCTGTCTCTAACGGCGTTGAGCGGATGAAGATCGTCAAGGAAGCCTTGGCTATGGGCTTTTCAGGTATCGGGGTAGCCCGCACATTCGTACACGTCGATATGCGCACGACCACACCTGTCATGTGGACCTATGGCTAAAGCCTAAAATCTGACTCTAACTGACGGCGGCAGATCCAAAGCGCCCCGCTGCGCTCCCATTCAAGATGATAAGCACAGTGATGATTTAGCCCGCTGACCTTGCGCCTGATCGGGCCGTACCGCATAAAGCACCAGTGACTCCATTCGTGGTTTAGATCCTCCCAGTTGCTCAATGCAATCGTCCTATTCCACGTCCGATAGTGGTTGCCTGTCGCCTCGATAATCTCGTAAGCCTTTGGGTTGAATGTCACGCGCCCCTCTGTCCACAGCTTGAGCGTTGCCTTGCAGTACGCTCTCGCCCTGCCTGCTGTTAACGGCTTAAGCTTAACACCTTGCTCCTTGCTTGGTTGCCAAGCCTTGCCCATGACGCGCCGATACGCCTCGCCGATGTCCTGCCTCATGCCGCACCTCCTGCAAGAAACTCCCTGACAGTACCATCGAACTGACTGGCCCGCTCGTTGAAGGCCACGATGTCCCGCATGAACGTGTCGCGTGGGATAATGCCTCTGTCCTGCGCCTCTGCAATTACCTCTAGCCATTCCTCGTTACTGCATAGGACTAGGGCGCTTCGTGCCACACGATCCCACACGGGCTTGCGCGGCTTCATTTTGACTACTCGATTTTGCATGTGATTACCCCTCAGTAAAGGGCCGCTTACGCGGCCAGTTTTGCTTTTTTGACGTTAACTAAAACTCGATGGTGAAGGCGTTGGATGTTGTAGCCGCCAGCCCAGATCACATTGATTCGGACGTTGAAGCCGTCGATTACCCAGAATCCTTCGAAGTCTTCGCCCCAAACAATTTCGAAGTTGTCGGCGTCGATGTTTTTGATGCCTGCGTCGGCCATCTTCTTGTGGATGCGAGCGTTGCGAGCTTCGTGAGTTTTCTGAAGGCTGACGATTGCGCGCTCGATGTGACGCTCTTCGCCCCAATCAAAGTCGCTTTGGAAAGCCTTAGAAAACATTGCGTTCTTAGCTTCGACAGCGGCGTAACGCTCTTCAGTGTACATACGAGTAGCAAGAACCTTGTCTTTGGCAATTCGGTATGCGGCGCGAGCTTCGATAATAGTCGCTGGCAGATTTGCAATTGACTCAGCGTCAGCCTTAGCGAAAGCGTTTTGAATTTGAGTAAGTAGTAAAGTCATGTCATATCTCCATAAGTTGATGAAGCCAGTTTGCCCTGAAGTGTTAATACCTGTCAATACTTAATTTAACATCAAATGCAAAAAAGTTATCTAAAAGTGGTTGCGCCTTGCCCATAATCGTGTATTCTGTAAATGTTCTATGTGGAACAATGAAGGGAGATACATATGCAAATTGCTATCAGAATAAGCAAGCAGGTGGATGACTGGGATGAGTTCGTTGATGAGTTAGAGGGCATCGAGCGCACCGCAGTTGCAGACGACTACGACGAAGAGGCCAAGGTTGTGACACTGCTTGTTGATCGTAAATCAATCGACGATTACTACCATCCTGTAGGTGGGCGTTATCCGATTGAGTTTGAGGGGCGCACAGAGTGGGTAGAAGAAGTCGGCGTATGTGTGCATTCGTGTAAGTGGCATGGCCACGACATCATCAACGCTGAGCAAGTATGTTCAGAATTAGAGGGGTTTACTTATGTCGAGTAATGAATTTATTGAGCCGAAGCTGATCAAGTCAGACATCATCGAGGAGCTTGATTCGCTAGTAGGCCAGTTGCGTGATCTGACGATCCGCAAGCCAAAGCATCCGCAGGAGGCACACATGGAGGCGCGTCTAGCGGATTTCCTAGAGCTTGCCGAGCAAGACTTTATACGCGGCTGGACAGACTGGGAGGAAGGAGTGCAGCACAAGAAGGGGCAGTCAGAGGCGTATAACGCTGGCTATGCTGACTGCTATGAGTACGAAAACAGAGGAGGCAGATAATGGCTAGGCAAATACCCGAGGCGCTACAGAAGGCGCTGACAGACGTTGACGAAACTGTAGGCTCTGCCACATGGGATTGTCACGGCACACCCGTCGTACTGCACAAGGCGTTAGAGAAGATTGCCGCAAAGCAGGGCATAAAATTCGAAGAGCCTGTTCACCTGCTAACGAATCCTGCCAGCAAGGAGGTAGTTATACAGGTGACGGGGCGCTTGGGCGACAGGCAAGAGTGGAGTATTGGCGAGGTGTCTGCCAAGAACTGCCGCAACGATTACCCGTTTGCGATGGCAGAAAAACGCGCCAAGGATCGCGTTATTTTAAAGCTGATTGGCGTTTCTGGTGATGTGTACTCAGAAGACGAATCCGACGACTACACCGATTCACTGGTGGCGCAGTTGGTTGCTTACATCCACGCTATCGACGAGCATTTTGATTTCGTGGCTAGCGTTAAGTCAGCGGTGGCGAATGAAGAGTGGGACACGTTGCGGTGCATCATCGAAGAGACGCCCAACAACGTCAAAGAAAAGTTTAGCCGTGCCTACACTAAGGGCGGCGTATTCAACCCACACGAGACAAAGTGTATGAAGATAAATCCCAAAGGAGGGAAGTAAGATGCAGTATGACAACAGCAACCGAGGCGTCCTGTTCAAGAACGACAGGAAAGAAAAGGAAACGCACCCCGACTACAAGGGTAGCTATACCGATGGCAGTGGTGCGGAATTCTGGCTGTCAGCGTGGCTGAAGAAAGACAAGAACGGCAAAACGTTTATGTCTCTTAGCACCACGGCAAAGGATGAGGTGCATAACAAGGGCATGCAACAGGCCAAGCAGTCGTTAGCAAATGCGGTGGAGTTCGAAGATGACTTGCCCTTCTGATGTCGGTAAAGCGCTGAAGAAAGCGCAGGCGCTCGCAGGTGTTAGCAATGATGAACTGGCAAAAGAGTTCGGTGTAACGCCTGTACAAGTATGCCGCTGGCGGCACAAAGACGACATGAAGTTTAGTCGCGTAGTGCAGTTAGCCAGCAGGTTAAATATGTCTCTCGATGAGTTTGAGAAGTTAGGGAGGTAGTATGAAAATTGAGAAGGGTATCGACATGAACGACTATGGCCCCCACGGATACAAGTGGGAATTCCTTAAAAACATGGAGGTTGGCGATAGCGTTTTGCTTACCAAAGAGACAGCCAAGGAGATAAATGAGCGTTTCGGTGTTAAGCAAGCACGCTACGAAATGATCCGTGCCTTGCGACGTTTTGGCATGAAAGGGAAGTCGCGCACTGTTGATGAGTTCGGCAACTTGAGAGTGTGGAGGATTCAATAGGTAAAAAAAAGGGCCACTGAGGAGGTGGCCCATAACCACTTGCGGAAGGGTTAGCGCATGTGGCATCCTAAGTTTGCGTGCTAAGGATAGGGAAAATTATACAGCAATCTAGCTGTCTGTATACCCACAACTCCTTATCCCACCAAAGTACGCCTAGTCGAGCCTAGTCAAACAGTGCTGTCTCAGGTGCAGCCGCTCACGAAAGCCAAATCACTCTCACGACCTTTAGAGGCGGGGATGAACAGTTGTCATGTTGCCATGTAGTAAGGGCGCGGTCTGGCAGAGCCGTAAATGATCTGAACTGATACTGTGAAGGTGATGGACTAGCTAGGATCTGTATAGGGCAACAACCGCCTCTAATGATCCCTATTGTCAAAAAAAAGGAGAAGGGTAATGGACGAGTATCACACTAAGCCGGTCAATAAATTAGCGGCAATAGTGACGTCTGAAAGTAAAGATAACTACCGTTTATCGAAGTCAATAAAAAAAGGTCACGGCTCAAGATTCGATAGCGATTTGCCTTTGCCGTATTACGAGTCGTTTTTCGATTACATAGCAGAGGAACCTGATGGTGAAGGTAATCCCTTGCCGATGAAAAGCATCAAGAAAATATACGAGCAACGGAAACACATGAACCTTGCACATTATCGTCGCGGGCGTTTAGTTGTGCTTGGGATGTCAAAAGAGCATCGAGGCAGATGGGTATGCCGATGCGATTGTGGCCGATTTACTATTAGGCGCGGTCGTTGCTTTTTCAAAGATGAATTTGACGCGTGTGGCGAATGTGACGCCCTGCGCAGAATACAGGAGGGTTATTATGATCACTAAAGATGGCATTGACTGGCAACCAACAGACGAACAGGTGATTAGCTGGCAGCACGCTTTCCCTGACGTAGACGTATTCGCAGAGCTTAATGTTATGACGACATGGTTAGAGGCTAACCCCAATCGCGTCAAAACCGTAAAAGGTATGCCGCGCTTCTGCCAAAGCTGGCTTTCACGCGCAAACCAAAAAGGCGGAAGCCCGTTTGCACAGCAAGAGCAAGAGCAAACAGGCAGAAAGCTTATGAAGCAGTGGTCGCAGCTTGATGACCTGACGCACGACTTTATGCAAAACGAACACTTTAGGCAGTCATGCCTTGAGAAGTACGGGCAGTATGTGACGTATGACGGGCAGAGGGTGACGCGATGACAAATGTGACTAGCATCTATTCGGGCAAGAAGTACAACGCTCGAACCATTCTCAACGACGGAATGGGTCAAATAGCAGGCTGGCAAGGCGAAGCGGCTTTTGCTTTGGAGCTTATGAAGCACAAGCTACCGTTTACACACACAGGCTGTCTAAATCATCCCTACGACTTTATCGTCTACGCAAAGGGCCGCAAGGTGACTGTCGACGTTAAGTGTAAGAAGCGCAACGTACAGCCGTGCAGTACCTTTGAGGGGCATATCAATACCTATCAGCAGAAATTTAACGTGATGGCTTATGTTTTTGCCAACGTCACAGATGGTGAGGTGACGTTTATGGGTTGGATGTACAAAAAGCACTTCTGGCAAAAAGCGCAAATAGTTGACAAGGGGCAAGTCACTGAGGGGGGTTTTACTGAGTACGATCAAAGCGCCAAGCTGAAATATGTTGAGATGATTCCGATGGATGCACTATGGGAGAGACTTTGTGATGGGTGAATTTTGGTTAATTAAAGACCCGATCGAAATAAAAGACCGCATGGATGCCTTCAAGAAATTTCTTGAAACGGAATGGTGTTGGGACAAACCAGTAGCGTGGCAAGTTAAGGCATATAAGCCACGTCGCTCGCTCAGTCAGAATGACCTTTTCCATGTGTGGGTCAGGGACATGACGCGGCACTTTAAAAAGCGCGGCGGGTTCACGGGTACTGAGGACGACCTGAAACTAATGCTGAAATACAAATTCCTTGGCACCGAAGACGTAGAGGTTGGAAATACGACGATACCCGCACAGGTACGCGGTACTTCAACGCTAGACAGGGGGGAAATGTTATACTTCATGCAACAAGTAGAGGCGTGGGCGATTGATCTGGGAGTCAAACTCACGAACCCTACTAATTCGGAGTACCGCAAACTGGGGGGATAAGGCATGAGCCTTGTGCAGTTTTGCAAGACCGAAAGGCAAAGAGAAGTGATTAGCCGAGTAGAAGAAGGCAAGAGCCAGCGAGAGATAGCCGCAGATTTGGGTTTAAGTCGTGGCACTATAAGAGGGCACCTTGAAGCGGTTAGGGCAGTGGCAGCAAAACAAGGATATAGCCCTGAGCATGACTACACACACCCTGTACCTGACGGGTTTACGGTCAAGGGTGTCTCGACCTTGTACACTGACGGAAAGCCTGTTGCTCAGTGGGTGAAGAGTCAAAGCGACAAGGAACACGCACTGCAAGTCGCATTAAATCACTTCAAGCTAGGGCTAAAAGACGAGCTTGAGGGTTTAGCTAAGCCCATAAAAAAATCTAAAAAGCAAAAGTTAGCAAACCGCATGGCTGTCCATATCGTGGGAGATCATCACCTTGGGATGTTGGCGTGGAGTCCCGAAACAGGTGGCGATCCTTGGGATTTAGAGATAGCGCAACAGACTTTAATTAAGGGCGTCGATAAGCTCATCGAAAGCACTGGGGATTGCGCTGTAGGCGTGTTGCTTAACGTAGGCGACCTCATTCATGCTAACTCGCTGAAAGGCGAGACAGGCGGAGGGACGGCTCTTGACGTTAGTGGCAGACAGGGCGAGACCATACGAGCCGCAGGCAACCTATTCCAAATAATTGTCACGCGGATGCTGCAGCAGTACGACGAAGTGTGGTTGATTAACGCACGCGGCAACCACGACCCTGACGCATCACTCTGGCTTAACGAGATGCTGCGTATGTACTACGAGAAAGATAAGCGGGTAAAGGTGTTCGACAACTTTAACAAATTCATCACCTTTGAGTGGGGCAAAAACTTCGTAGTTACGCATCACGGCGACAAGATCCGCACCCGTCAATTGTACGAGGCCATTACACGCGACTACGCAGAGCAGTGGGGACGAACAAAATACCGCTTTGCTTGGACAGGCCACATCCACCATAAGCAATCAGAAGAACTAGGCGGGCTTACGTGGGAGGCGTGGTCGGTGTTACCCCCCGTCGATTCTTGGCACTCAGCAAATGGCTTCGGCGCACAGCGGTCGATTTCTTGTGTAGTATTGGATAAGGAGCATGGCGAGTTTAGCCGCTTCAAGGTAGGGATCGAGGCGCTACAGTGACCAAAATGCCGATTATGTCTATGCCCTTGCCTGATGGCGGCGCTGTTGTTTGTAGGGTAGAGGCAATCATGGCGGCAACCACTAATATGCGTAACGACCAAATGACTGACGTATACATTGACGTGGCGTGTCCCGAGGGCATAACAATTGACGTTGATATCGACTCATTCACTACTAGCTGGCTGACAGCGTTACTGACAACCGTAGAGGACTGGCGATCAGAGCATGGTATGCACTAAGTGCTGGAAGGGCATGGTTCCGATGTTTACGGCAGCGGACTACAAGCTAGAGGGCTGGGCTTGCAGTTGCGGACACACAGAGAAAGCCATACTGCGTGAGCGCCGATTTACGAAAGAGACTTACTATGGCAATCAAAAGAACAAACGCGGACATCTGGTTTAGCAAAGCAGTGAGAGCTAGAGACGGCGCGTGTCTCGTTTGCGGTACTGACCAAAGCCTTGAGTGCGCACACATATATGGCCGACGACGGCGCATCGTGCGATATAGCCTCGATAACGCGGTTACACTCTGCCACCATCATCATAGAGCGTTCACGGAATCGCCACTGGCTTTTGCGGGTTGGTTAGAGCTTGAGCTAGGCGCTACGCACTTGGAAATACTGACTGAAAAGTGCAGGGGTATCCTTAAAGAAAACAAAGCTATCCGAGACGAGATAGCCAAGCACTACCGCGAAGAAGTCCGCAAAAAAGAGCAGAATCCAGACTACGTTATCGTTTCGTATAACTGATTGCCTGTATGCTATAATAGCAGGGCAACAGGAGGATGTTGTCATGTGTGTACAGAGCCAACGGCAGTATTT